GATACCATTTGATTACCTGATGATAGATTTATATTATCATAAACAAAATCCTCTACTAAGCATGGTAATGATTCTAGTTTACCAGCATATCTAAAGAAACCATTCTCTGACATCCAGTACGCAGCACCATCAACCTCAACACATGCGTTCTGTCCTGCAAGTCCACAGTTGGTTCCAACTTGTGCAAACGCAAAAGTAAACGGAGCTCCAACAAAACGTTGTGTAAATAACGCTGTATCTGTCCAAACATAGATTGCATCTCTACCTCTGATTGCTCCTCTAATTTGTGATCCGTCAGCTAGTCTTTGTGTACCAGCTGTGTTGGTTGCTGTAGGTGTATATGTATTTATATCCTCTTGATCTGAGAATCTTATAAACATATCGTCTTGTGTTGTAGTATCTCCAATAGTTGTTTCTGTTCCAAAGAATACTAAGTGACGATCCGGTGTAGATACTATCATGTGTCTTGATGCAGTTGGCGCACCAGATATAATACTTGCTCTTGTGTTTTCTGCATTTGTTGCTGCAGAATTCCATTCAAACACCGCACTGTCATGTATGAGACAGATAGCTTTGTCACCAAAATTATCTAATGACCACATACCTGGTTCTAATACTAAGTCTCCAGATGCTGCTTCACCCCACGCTACAAAGTTTGTTGTGCTTGTAACTGTTGCTCCACCACTGTGTGCAGCTTTTGTTGTACCTCTAACTTCTCTAGTCACACCTGTAAGTTCGTTACCAGATATACCTGTGTAAGATATCTCTTCATTATCTATTTTAATAAAGTTTGTACCGCTGTCTGGAAACTGTGATACGTCACCTAATATAATTCCTGTGGTCACAGTATCGTTAATACCGTTAGTTAGCGTAGTAGTTGGTTCTCCTATGACCTCACCACCCCAAGTTCCAAGTGACCAACCAAAACCTCTTGCCTGTACTGCTGGTCCTACAGGATAATAATGTTGTACTCTAATACCTCCCGATGTTGTTGCACCAGATCCTGATTCATTAGATGGCATCGTGATTGTAATGGTTGTGCTTGTTGGCACGGTAGTCACCATAAATTTTTTATCTTTAAAATCAGATTCTGCAAAATTAGAATTAGTGATAGAACTAAAATTATCTAACAATACTATATCTTGTTCTCCTATGCCATGGGCTCCACTAAAAGTTATCGTAACGCTTGATGATCCGTTAGTTGTGGTAAACGCGTTTGTAAGAGTGTTTGTAGATTTGATAGGATGTATGTCATAAAACACACCACCTGAGTATGCATATAAAATTCTGTTTGTGCCAATGATTGCGTATTTTCTAGCTTTACTGTTTACAAAATGATGAAGACCTCTTCCAGCCCCTGTTAATTTATCATCACCAAGTTGTTTCCAACCACCTATCTTTTCAGGCGAGCCATATCTAAATCTAACATTATCACAATCTACCCATTGACCTTCAGCCGTGGTCTCTGTAATTTGTTTGTTAATACCAGGTAGAAACCCTATTTTTTGTAGCATACGACTCCATTATAATACTATTTTACAAATGACGGTAGACCTAGTTTTGGTCTTCCATCAAACATGTTTTTATTAGCAAATGGGCCATTTACATGATTATAATGTAGAAATACTTGACCGCAAATGTTGCCCTCAAACGGCTCTCGCCAATGTTCGAGTTTACAGCCACTATATACTAGCATATCACCTACTTCAAGCAAGACTTTTGTGCCTTTGGGTGCATCAGGCTTCACAACTCCTTTACGCTCGTTTATGACGCTGTCAGCCCCCGTACCATCGATAAATATAGGCCATGGATCTCCACCAAGATTTATTGTAGTGGATATCTCACAGCTAGGTCTATCTTTATGTCTGTGAAGAATATCTCCGTTTTTATATAATCTTGCATATGAATAGGTTGGTATTAATTCTAAACCTGTTTCTTTTTGCATTCTAGGTAATACTTTCATTAATAATGTTTCCATGACCATGTCTCCATAATGAGAATATGTATTAGGAACCTGTTGATCCGTCCAAGTGCCAAACATGCCAGTGTCATGTATAATGTTGTTTTGATACATGAATTCTATAGCCTCTCTTTTAAGTAAAAAATAATTAAATATAAAATTAGCTAACTCAAAAGATACTGCGTTTTTTATTATTTGATATTTAAACATTAAAAGCTCTTTGTATAAAATTAAAACTAACAGATATTCTTATATCATTACTCTCATTTGGTTCAACACAATGCCACAACCATGCAGGAAATATAATTATTCTACCCTCTAATGGATCTACACGAACTTCTCTCCATAGATGAGAAGGTGGTCTCCCTTTTTTTCTTCTTGGCATAACCATATGTGCTGTTGATCTTGGTTCGTTAAATACTATTTGTCCAGAGTCTTTTGGAGCTTTAATATAATACACTCCACTAAAATGACTATTAGGATGCAAATGTGGTTTGTTATATCCTCCTGGCGGATTTATATTAGCCCACATATTCCCTATAAGCGCTTCGCTTTCTAACCACTCTTCTTCAAATATTTCATGTTGCATTTTAAATAATTCATCGACTAAAGGTTTAAATACAGGTTTTTGATGCATGTCTGTTGTGCTGTGCCAACCTTTAACATTAGTTCTTTGTACACCTCTGTCTTTTTGTGACCACTCAACAACTTCTCTTTCAAATAATCTATTATCTAGATTAACATCTTTAGCATATATAATAGTTGGAAAGTATGCAGCTTTAATCATTTTAATGGTGTACCTCCAAACCACATTACTAAAGATTTTCTATTGCCACGTGTTACGGGTGCAACTCGATGTCTGATAAATGAAGCAAAAAATACTGCTTGTCCTTGTTTTATTTTTGCCGCTTGCCCTTCTTTTATTAATTCTAAATCACCACCTTCAAACTCGTGTTCAGGTGATAACAAACAAGTCATAGATATTTTTCTAACCGGTGGTTCTTTCTCACAATTAGCATCCATATCTGTATGCCAATCATAAAACCCGCCCTCTGGATATTCTGTGTATTGTGCCATCTCAGTAATTTGCATACCATCAAAACCAAAATGATTACCATTTGTCTGTATCATTGTTCTCTCTATCTGTTTATACATCTCATTCATTTTTGAAAACGGTATCCAACTTATGTGTGAGGTTCTTGTTTTAGTATCTATTACACCACCTCTAAGACCATCCTTACTTCCAACTGATCCCGTTTTTCTAGGTTCTGATCTTCCTGCATTAATTATCATCTGACATTGCTCAGGTGTAAACATAGGATTAATAGTTTGAACTATATAAGACTTCCAACGTGGTTCTGTTAATATCACGCTGCACCTCTATTTTTTACCGGATCAAATTTCACATCACAATTTGCAGCAAGAGTTCTTCTTGTTTCTTCTGTTCCATTAAAAGGATAAACTACATGTCTCATGTCATATGGAAAAATATAAAAATCTCTAAGATCCATTGGTGGTTGATAATCTATCTTTGCAAACTGACCATTAGCTGCACCTAATATTTGAAGCCTGCCATTTTGTTTAATATGATCTGCAGAATATTCTTTACCATACGTTGATGGCAATTTTAAAATCATAACACTAGATAGACCTGTAAACAACATACCTCTGTGAATGTGTGCAGGATTATATTCGTGTTGTTTCATCTCATTAACCCATATTGAGTTAAGATGTAAATCATAATCTCTAATTTTATTAAAATTTAAATAATGTTTAAACATTTCCATAAAATAATGTGTGACCATTCTAGGTAGTCTGTTATGGTTTTTAATTTTTGTTTGATCTTCACCATGATAAAATAAAGAATGCTCATCCTCTATCTTGCCAACTAATTGTCCGTTAGCCTTATCTAATATATTTTTATTACTTTCATATATGTGATTGATAATCATAAAAATATCTAGTGGCACCTGATATTTTAAAACTGATTGACCTAAAAATATAAAATCAAACTTTGGGTTTGTCATTATGCGTAAGTCTTTCTGAGTCTTTATAACTACTTTCTAATTCACCAGATTTTCTAATTCTTTGTAATGAATGTAATTGGCCTAATACATTAAACACTTCAGCCTCATTAGAATTTTTATTTAATGTTTTTGCTCTTTCAGCATATTGTAACCCATAAGATTCTAACTGGTGTTGGTTAACATCTTTGTCATTAAAAGATCCATCATTAAATTCTTTTTTTAATTTAGACCACATTTTAATCTCACGCATTCTGTGTCTTGCAACTTTTTCCATAGATGCTTTATTAAAGATAGCTTCATCTAAATCTATTTTATATTTAGTAGCTTTGTATTCATCTTCTTCTTTTTCTATTTTATCTTGTAACCATTTTATCTTTGCTTCATTTCTTCTATAGTCAAATGATAAAAACATAAGATTATCTAGATAACTAGATTGTTCTCTTACACACTGCCAATATTTTGAAGCTTTGGTTGGGTATCTATTATCTTGTAACACAGAAAACCTTGCTTCTGTTTCTGTTCGAAACATTTGTTTCTTGGTCCATGTGTCCCGAAGCTCGTCTACCATACCTTTAAACGAAGACAAATCTTCTTGTGATAACAAATTATTTAAATGAGGTTCTTCACCTTGTATTACTTCTTTAACATCTTTTTTCATATCTTTATATCCTTCTATGCTTTCTTATATACTATATCTAAAAATAAATACAAGTATTAAGAAGTTGTAAATGTTACCGTAGCAGTTGTTGGTTCGTTGTAGAGATATGACTCATTAGCTGTTGGTTGTGGGAAACCACCTGCCCATATAAAAGCACCAGATGGACCAGAACGTGATGTTCCCAGACCATTTTTAGCTCTAACTATATCTGTTGTTTCAGTCCAAGTTGAGCCATTCCATTTTTCTGCATTTGCAAATTCAGGTCCCCCTGGACCTTCTCCAGATATAACAATCGCTTGAGTTGATGTTCCAACTCCTCCACCTTGAGACCTACCTGTGTTTAAATCTGTTGTTTCAGTCCAAGCCGAGCCATTCCATAATTCTGCATATGCTCTACCTGCCTGAGGCGGACTATTTCTACCTACGGTATTTAAAGCAGCAGTATATGTCCCCATATTAGTACTACTTGATTTACCATTGTTTAAATCAGCTAATTCTGTCCAAGCTGATCCATTCCAATATTGATTATTTGCAAGCGGTCCTCTTCCTCCAGAGGCTAAAGCATTAGTTATGGTTCCACAACCTCCAGCATTATCTGTTGCAGTATTTAAATCCGCTACTTCTGTCCAACTTGAACCAGTCCATGTTTCAACATTACCTAAAACACTCGAAGGTCCAAAACCACCTATGGCGATAGCGGACTCACTATTTGATGCTGTTCCTGATGGGTTTGTTCTTCTAGTATTTAAATCTGTTGTTTCAGTCCACGAAGATCCATTCCATTCTTCTACAAAATCACTTCTTTCAGGTGAAGGTAGTTCAGGTGCATAACCACCCATCATAATAGCAGATGTTTGAATTCCGCCAGAACCATTTAAAATACTTCTTCCATGATTTAAATTAGGAGCAGCAGAATAAGATCCTACAGGATTAGATGTAAATCCTTTTATAACCTGAGTTGTAGAGTTATACCACATCTGTCCGTTTTGAGGTTCAGGTGGATCTGTCGTTACTGTTTTAATATGTGTCCCTCTTATGTCTTTGTATGTTGTCATAATTAATCCGTACTTATTGTTTTAGTTGTTTTAGCTGATCCTGTCCACTCTTCAGAGTCAGTTCTAACTGGATGTCCAGCAGCTTTTATTGCTGCGGAAGTAGTTCCCGTTGACATTAAATCATTTGTTCCAACGTTTGTATCTGATGTTTCTTGCCAACTAACACCATTCCAGTCTTCTGTTTCTGCTTTAGGGCCTTGTGATCCACAAACCGCTAACGCAGATGTATATATTCCTGCTGAGCCTAAACCACCTCTTGCTCTGTTTAGATCGTTTACTTCAGTCCAAGCAGATCCATTCCAATTTTCTGTAGTGGCTGAGTGTGCTGTTCCAGTGTGACCACCAAATTTTATTGCATTAGAAGTAGTTCCAGTTGCTGCTAGTTCGTAAACGCCTGTGTTTACATTTGCAATTTCAGTCCAGGCAGATCCATTCCATTGTTCAACATTCTGTGTTACTGGATAGTCTCCAGAAACATATAAGGCTGCTGTTGTAGTTCCGACTCCTGCACCATACCCTCTTGAATCATTTAAATCTGCAACTTCTGTCCATGAGGATCCATCCCATAATTCTGTTACTGCTTTTGGTGGAGAGTCTCCTCCAAAACATAACGCAGATGTATTACTAGTTCCAGAGGAACCAGATGAATATCTAGCTGTATTTAAATCTCCTACTTCCGTCCATGAAGAACCATTCCAAGATTCATTAATAGCTGTATTACCCGGTAGTATACCACCGAATACTAAAGCTGACGTTGAGGTTCCACAATTTCCTCTATTAACTGCTTGCCTTCCTGTATTTAAACTAGGTGCAGTCGACCATGCTCCTACAGTTTGTGTCGAGCTCCATTGTTCACCTGCGGATGAATAGTCTGATGCGTATCCACCAAAGATAAATGTAGCACTGTTAGATCCTCCACCACCCGCACCATATCTTGCCGTGTTTAAATTATTAACTTCTGTCCATGCACTTCCGTTCCATGACTCCGTGTTAGCCGTTACAGATGGAGATTCTCCACCTGAAGCTAAAGCATTTGTACTACTTGAACCTGTAACGGTAGG